ACAAAATAATTATATATAAAAAATGGCTGTATATTATCATTTTTATCTTTATATACACCATTATCTAAAATATAATGTAAAATATTTTTACCATCTACTATTCCTATACTTACATAATCTAATAATTTATTATTACTATTATCATAAAAAGCTAATTTTTCATTAAATAATTTTAATTTATTATTACCTATAGTAAATTCACTAAATATTTCCCATTCTATCACTTTTCTAAATTCCTTTGTAGAATATAAATTATTCGCAAAATTTGTTCCAAATATTGAATTATAGTTATTTATAATATTTATTTCATCTACTAAGTTTAATTTTAATAATTTTTTATAAATGTTATAATTATTTATTATTTGTGCTTGATTGCTTATATAAATATTATCAATATAATCAATAATTTTTTTTCTAAAAAATATATCAAATTTAAAATAAAATTTATTATCATCAAAATTATTAGATATTTGTAAATTATTATCAATTAAATAGTTATAATATGAATTTATTCTTGGAAATATTAAATTATAATTATTCCAATTAAAACTTGTCATAGTTTCAATATCATGTAAAAGATTATATGATGATAATCCAATCGTATTCATATTATTAAAAATATTACTATAGAATGTTATAAAATTATTTTTTGTTATATTAAAATATTCAATTAAAAAATAATAGTTATAATCATTATAATATTGTTTTAATAATTGAACTAAGTATTCTGTTAAAATATCATAAATTGAATAATTATTTATATTTATTATATTACCAAAACTAGTTTGATCATCGTTAATTACAATTTTATAACTAATATTATTAACTTTATCATTTATAATTTCTTGATCTAATAAATCATAAATATTCATCATTATTTCATTAATATTGTAATATATTGTTCCTAATTCATTACTTTCATTCGGAAATTCTTGTATACTAGTTTTTATAAAAAAATTTATATGTATTAATGTTACACCATTAAATATTTCTTTTTTATATTTTTCAAATAGTGACCAAAAATTAATATCTGATTCTCTTGGTTTTCTATTTGGTAAATAGTAAGATTCTAATTTATTACAAAGATAATAAATTAACCATTGTATAACTTCTATTGATTTTAAATTTGTTAATTCTATATCGGTATATGAAGGATCTATTGTTATATTTTCAAATACAGTATAAAATCTTATTAATTTATCATTTATGTTAAAACTTTTATTATTCAAATAATAAATACATTTGTTTTTTATATTATATTCAAAATAATTATTAAATAAATTCGTAATTATATGATTTATTATTTTTTCATCATAATAATTTGCAAAATTATTAATAACTAATATATTACCAGTAGAACTAAGTGTTGACATAGTAGAATAACCTTTTTTTATAGTTTGTAAAATATCTTGTATTAAATGCCATAAATTATTATAAAAATATAATTTAGCATATAATAAAAATTGTCCATTTTGTATTTTTTTTAGAATTTTATTAACTAAATATTTATATAAATCAATTACTATAGTATTTAAAAATACATTACGATTTGCCACATCATTTACATTTCGATTTTTTGTAATATAATCATCTGTAAAATAATCCCATGAAGATATTAATCTTATTTTATCATTAATAAAACTTTGTACATTTTCAGATCCAGCTATATTAAAAAATACATAAAATGATAATTCTGTTGTTGTATTATAATAATATATTAATGCTAAAAATTTTTTGAATTCTTGATAATTAGGTGGTACAATATACATTTCATAATGATTATCTATCTTTTCATATTCAATAATAGTCCATTCTATAAAATTAAATTTTAAATTATTTAATTCATTTTCTGTAAAAATATTAAGTGTTTTAAGTATATTAATATCATTATTATTTATATTAGAAAAACTAATAGGATTATATGATATATCATTTTTTCTTGTTAAAACTAAATTAATTTTTTTTTTAAATAATATTTCATTAGTTATTAAATTTATTTTTACTTTTAATGTTGGTAATGTTTCTATATTTTTTAATGTTTTAATTATATTAAAACTATTATTATTTGCATTTTGCATAACTTTAAAATATAATAATTCTTGTGATTCAATAAAATCATTCCAATAATTTGATATTTTTTCTACAAACAAATTATAATTTGTATTCGCATTATTCAAACCAATAATATTATATAAATAATTATTTATATGTTCATTCACTAATTTACTTTGTAATGATATTATAGTAGAATTCGTTACAACATATTGTGAAAAAAAATAATTAGTTGAAAATAAATTTTTAAATATATTTTTTATAATATAAAAATTAGTAGTAATAGTTGTACTTATATTATTAACTATTGTATTATATATTTGATAATCTTCTAAATTTAAATTGTTTATTGTTGTTACTATATGTTTATAATTTTCATAAATATCATAATTTATATATTCATATTTTATATTAGTTATTGATAAAAATTTATTATTATCAATATTATTTAATTCAATTTTAAGATTGAAAGGTATATTATATTCTTGCCAATATTCATATGTTATATAGTTTTTAGGATTTATAGGATCAAATAAAATATTATTATTCCAAAAATATTTAAAATTATTATTTAAATAAATTTCTTGATTTTCAATATTATATTTGTTATTAATAGTTAAAATATTATTACTAATATCATCAACATCAAATAAAGAATTACCATAAATAATAAATTTATTTTTATTATCTTCTCTTATAAACATTTCTGAAGTATGATAGTATAAATCATTATCTGATAATCCTGATAAATTTATTTTTTTTAATATTATTAAATCTTCATAATATGTAGATAATTCAAAAATACAAAACGGTAATAAATATGGGAAACCATCTAATAAATTTGAAGGTTTTATATTATTATTTTTATTATATAAATTTAAATAATTGAAATATTTTCCTTTATATACATATTTAAATCCTTTACCTTTATTAATAAAATCATATATTGGAACTAAATTATTACTAATATCATTTTGATTATTAATATTAATATCTTCATAAATATTACCAATTAAATCTATTATAAAATCAACATTAATATCAATTATGTAATTATCACTTATATCTTCATATGAATTAATAGGACCTCTATAATTTCCACTAGTATCAACATAATAATTATCATATATATCTTTTATATTTGTACTAGTATCTGTATTATTTATATTTGTACTAGTATCTGTATTATTTATATTTATATTTGTACTAGTATCTGTATTATTTATATTTGTACTAGTATCTGTATTATTTATATTTGTATTAGTATTTGTATTATTTATATTTATATTTGTACTAGTATCTGTATTATTATTTCTTTTAAAACTAACAATAATACCAGTTTTACCATTTTCATCTATATAAATTTCTTTAATTAAAATAAAATTTAAACTACTATCTAAAAAATATTTTTTATTATAACGCAAATCAATATTTGATTTTAAATCACCATACTTTAATAATGGAATAAATGATTTATTTATATCAATTTGCTCTAAATCTTTAACATATGAAGTAATAGGAATATAATTATCACTACTATCTACAAAATATTTTTTTTGACTATTATCTATAATGTATTTTCCTTGAAAATCTGTAATATCTTGTTCTTCAGGTGTTAAACCATTATAAATATACATTAAATATTTATTACCATCATTTATAGGGGGTAATTTTATAGTTGATGTATCATATAATATTTTAATTTCCCATTCAGTAGCTTCATTAGGATTTTCTGTATAAATTGGTTTAGTATTATTTGATCTATTTTTAATAAATTTTATTTTTAATATTTGAAATAAATCTTGTGAATAAATTATTTGAGTTCTTGAACCTATAAAATATATTTTATTATTAAATATATTATTTTTAATTTGATTTTCAATTACATAATCATTATTTATATATTTTTCAGTTTTTATTATATAATTTGAATTAGTTATAGAATAATTTTTATTTACTAATATATCAGTTAATTGGTAATTAATTGTATTATTAATTGTATTTTTTTTATAAAAATATAATAAAGGTTCTATATTACTTTTAGTTTTAATACTAAGAATTAAATTAATTATTATATTTTTATTATATATTTGATTATCTAAACTATCAATATTATAATTATTTTGTTTTTCTTCAATATATTTTATCAATTTAATTTCAGGATTTGGAATTATATAATCTGTTAATTTTGAAATTAAAGTTTGATAATAATCAGATGATGTCATAATTTTTCTATCATCATTTATTTGTAATAAATGTAATAAATATTGCATTTGTAAAGGATAATAAAAATCTTTAATATTGTTTTCTTTATTAGTATAATTAAAACATAATTGATTTAATTCATTTATTAAAATATTATTAGAATTAGAATTAGAATTAGAATTAATTGGAGATATAAATTGTTTATCTAATATTTTATAATCTTTTATTTGTAAATAAACGTTACTTTTATTTAATGAGTTAGTATTATCTAACCAATTATATATATTAACAATATTATCATTTATAAAATATGGAAAATATGTAAAATCAGTAAACCTTTCTAATATATAATTTATATTGTTTGTCGATAAATTAAAAACACTTTTATCTGTTCTTAATAATATTTCTGTTGATATATCATTATTATATTTTGCTTCTAATTTAGGTAATTCACAGTATAACATTAAATTTTGTAATAAATCACCATAATTTGGAATTTTTAAATTATGTTTATTGCCAAATTTTGTAGGACATTTAAATTTTATATTTAAATCTTGAAATGAAAATGGATGAGAAGTTTTATAAATTATTTTAAAATGACTAAAATTTAAATTATCAATTAATAATTGATTATCTGTACAGCTAACTAATTGTAGCAAACCTCCAGGCATTATTAATTTATTACTATAAATTAATAAATTAATCTTTAAATTATCAAATAAATTATAAATTAAATATTTAAATTATAATTTAAATTCTACATTTTTTTAGTCTATCTTTGTATTTGACTCTATAAATATATTAATAATTAAACAAATATAATAGAATAATATTATTTCCACCAATTATTTTATCTTTTAATTCTTCAATTTCAATATTTTATTTTTTTATTCCTTAAGTGACCGAATGTTTTTATATTTGTTTATTTAATAATAATTTTAGTGTCCGAATTTTTTTTGATCACTAGTCATTTAAGATATGCTAGTTAATATTTATTATTAATAAATTATTTTTAATTAAATTAATATTATTTTCTATTATAAATAATATTATAACTTTCTTGTATTGATACCATTATAATATATTATATCATATAAGTAATCATAAGTCTCTTTAAACTCTAACAAATAAAAAAAAGTCAGGTTACTAAGATATTTTATACTTTATTTATGTAATATTATTTATATCAATTTTATTATTAAAAAAATTATAACAATTAATAATATAATCATAATTATATGATAAATAACAAATAAATAAAATTAAAAATAATGAAACTTTATATTCAAACTTTTTAAAAAAAAATCTCTCTCTCTCTGGAGAAATATTTTATTTTTATTTTTTTATAACTATATATGATATAACTAAATTATAGCTATATACTATTTAATTAAAAAAAAATTTAATAAAATCATTATAAAATTAATTAATTAATATAAAAATTAATTTATAAATTTATAATAATAAATTTATAAATATGGTAACTTATAAATGCGAAAAATGTAATAAAGAATTTAATCAAAAATGTAATTACATTACTCATATTAATAAAAAATTTTCATGTATTAGTACAAATGAAGAAAAAAATATAATAAATTATAAATGTGAAAAATGTAATAAAGAATTTAATCAAAAATGCAATTATATAACTCATATTAATAGAAAAATTCCTTGTAATGGTATTGATTCAAAAAATAATGAATTGTTGTTAAGAATAAAAGAATTAGAAAAAAAATTATTAGACGTAGAAAAAGAAAATTATTTTAAACAAAATAAAATTATAATATTAGAAGAAGAAAATAAAAGAATAAATGAATTATATAATAATTTATTAGATAAATGCATTAAAACTAATAATACTAATAATACTACTAATATTATAAATAATACAAATACTATAAATAATAACAATAACAATAATACTATTAATATAACATTAACAAATTTTGGTAATGAAGATTATAATAAATTAACAAATGATGAACAACTAAAAATATTAAAATCTAATAAACAATGTATAACTAATTTAATAAAATACTTACATATTAATGATCGTTTACCAGAATATAAGAATATATGTATCAAAAATTTAAGAGGTAAAGGAGGATATTTATATGAAGGTAATAAATGGCTACATTGTAATTTTGAAAATTTATTAATGAATTTATTTAAAAATAAAATTAATGATTTAGAAAAAATACTAAATAATAATGAAGGATTAAATAATTTTAATAATAATTATATTCAAAATCTAATTGAAAATTATACCGATGATATGAATACATTTATAAAAAATAATAAAGATAATATAATAAATATGTTATATAATAATACTAAAAATTATAAAATTTTATAGAATAGTTTATGATTTTAATAAAAATAAATTTTTATTAAAATCATTAAATAATCAAAAGATTATATTTGACTTAATAAATATATTTAAAAAAATTAGGATAATTTAATATTTATAGTTGAATAGGAATATATAAATTTATATTGAAAAAGCTAAATTTGCCATACCTTCAGATATTTTTAATATATTAATACTTCGTGCATAAAATAAAAGGGAAATATTTTGTTCCATATATTCAAAATAATCATTATTAATATTAATAAAAGCTTGATTAGCATCTAATAAACCCATATTGCAAGTACCACTTGGTTGATATTGTTCTGGATATATCGCAAAAGAAAATAAATAAATACCTGGTGAAGGAATATTTTTATGATATTTCCATGGCATTAATAAATTATAATAAAACCCATCTCGAGTAGATATTCTTTCAGTACTATTAAAATTAATAGATAATGAATCAATTGTATTTTCTGTATTTGTAATATTTAATAGTTCAATATATCCATAATCATTTAAATGAAAATCTTCATTTATTATTATACTAGTTTCATCAGTATTTATAACTTTGTATATTTTATTATAATATTTACTATTATATATTTTAATATTATCACCTTTTTTAATTAAATGTTTATTAATAATTACCAATTTAATTTTATTATTTAATAAATTAATAACATTATTAAATTTAAATATTTTTACAAAATCGTATCTGTGCCATAATTTTGTTTTACTTACCCATATTAATTCTTTTATTGGATTAACAAAATATAATAATTGATTTATATTTTTAGAATTAATATTATTAATTGGTAAATATTGATTTTGATCAATTAAATATTCTAATGTATTCATACCAAATTTTTTTCTTTCTTCTTGTTCTATATAAACATAATCTATATATAATGATACATTTAAAATATTTATTATTTCATTAATATTAACATTATCATTTAAATTATTTTCTGTTGTTTCTATTAAACAACATTCTGATAATTCTTTTAACTTTAAATTTATTTGAATATCATGATATCTTAAAGCTAATGCAGGTAATGAAACACCTGTATATTTAGAAAACCAAAAGGGTAATGGTATAAATAATGAATATGATGGTTTCTTTTCAGAATTATATGTATATAAACTAGGAATATTACCTATTATATTATTAAAATTTTTAATTTGATTAGGTGATACTGTTAATTCATACCAAATATTTAACATATCTGAATTTAATCGATCTATAACTTGTCCACCAATTGAAATATCAATATTATCTATTAATCTTAATCCTATTTTAGGTAACCATGAAAAACGATAATAATCAATTTTTTCAATTTCTAAAATATTTTTTATATTTTTTAATTCTTCAAATAATTGATTATTATATAATAAAGTATTTTCACGATAATTTATTAAAAATATTTTTAATGCTTCTTTAAACTCCTGATTTTTTAATATACTATAACTTGAATATTGATATAATGTTTTTAATGATGAATCAAAAATGTAAACAATATCAAAATTAAAATTATTATTTATTTTTTTTATAAATATATTTATAAAATTATTATTATATTTGTTATATTCAATCCAATAATCAGATTTTTTAAATTGATTTATTATATCTAATACTGAATTATAATTACCAGCAATACTTAACACTTCTTTCCATAATTGCCTCCATAAAATAAAAAAATATTTAATAAATATTTTATAATTTAGAAATAATTGATTTAGATTATTATATTGAATTAATAAATTATTAATTAAATTAGATTTATTATTGGGATGAATAATTGAATTTGTTAATATTGGTATATTAACTTCAGGTAAATCTATTTTTAAATAAATATGACTTATTAAATCACCTGTTTTCGCTAAGGTACATGTTACAGATTCTCCAAAATTAGGATTACCATCAAAAAATTCTTCTAATGTTTCTATAGAAAAATTTGTATATCTATAAAAAACCATTTTAAAAAAAGTAATTTGAGGTTTTGAAGTTAAAAATAAATCTTCATTTGTTGAAGATACTATTTGTAATAAACCACCACCCATTTAATAATATTAATATTATAATATAAACTATATTTAAGTATAATTATTATAATAAAAAAATTTATTATATATAATATATATATATATATATAATGGAATTTAATGATGAAATATATTTGCAAAAATATAAAAATTATAAAAAAAAATATTTGGAATTAAAAAATTTAAATAATAATTATTATAATAATGATTTAACAGGAGGTGGACCTTCGCAATCTGAAGGAGGAATGTTTGAATGGGTTTTTGGAAAAAAAAATAATCAAACACAAGTTATTGAAAATAATAAAAATATTAACAATGGACAATATAAAAGTGTTCCTGTACAAAATATAATAGTTCAATCTATGGATGTAAAACAACCACCACCAGATCCAAGTACTACTGATGGTGAATATTTAGTTTTCTTTTTAAAAGATGAAGAAGGAGAATATTTATCATCTAATTTATTAAATAGTCATAAATTATTTGTTCAAGAAAATTATGAACCTCAAATTAAAGAAGGATTACCTTTTGCAAATATTAATCAATTTAATCTTTCATTTAATGAAACAGGATATATTATTATTAAAAGAGGTAATGAAATTACGTTTACTATGATAAATAATAAATTTGAACCTGATTTTTATAAAAAACTTGAATTATTAAAACAAAAATTTAACATTGGTAATAACAATGAAGATAGAATTATTACAGATTTAACAAATAATTGTTATAAAACATATACTGATAATGTAAATGAAAAAATAACTAGTAGTATTAATGATATTAATAATCTTGAAGTAAAAACAAAATTAAATACTGTATTACAAGGATTTAATGAAAAAAATAGTAATGATCAAAAACAATTATATCATCAACATAGTGAATTAAAGACAAAATTATCTGAAATATTAGAAAATAAAGAATTTTTAAAATATAATACTTACACTTTTAAAATAGCAGATTATTATTTTGGTAGAGAAAATTCTGAAAAATTTTTAACAGAACTAGCTGATAATATAATTAAATTTACAAATAGAGAAGCTGAAAAAGAAAATATAAAATTTAATATGATTATTAAATTTAGAAGAGATGGTAATCATTATACTTTTGCAGATTATATTCACAAGTACTCAATATCAATTACTAAGATGTATACTAAAATTGTATCTTCATTAGCTAAAAAAAGATATGATAACTTTAGTAGTGTTGATGAACAAATTAAATCTTAATATAAAAATATTGGTTTTTGATGTCCAACATGTAATATTGGTACAATAATTGGTTTTATTCCTGTTTCTTTATAACAATTTTGACAAAAACTACAATCTTCAGATGATAAATCCTTATAACCATCTATATCTTGTAAATTAAGTGTAAAATATGGATAAGTCATTTTTTCAAATATATTTCTATGTATCTTTACAAATCCAAAACCAACAAAATCAGCTTCTAAATATTCATTTGGTCTTTCTTTTGCTAATTCTAATAATTTATCTCTATCAAAAAAAGGCATAAATTTATTTTTTTTAAAAAATTCAATATCCCATTTTCCAGCCATAACTTGATTACCCAAATCTGAAATATACCAACCTGATACAAAAGGATGATCTATTTTAATCAATAATTCTATTTGTTCCATTGTAAATTGAATGTCGCTATCTAACCATATTAACCATTTTGCATCTGTTGGGTTAGGATTCATAAAACCTTTACCTCCTGTTGCTAAATGATTTCTTGCAAAATTATGCATTTTTCCTGTTGTTATTAAAATATCTGCATTATTTTTATCACACCATGATCTTAATTTTAGTAATTGTTCTAATAATTTACCATTAATTGTTGAACCGATTGGTATTAAAAAAATATAATCTAACATTATATTTTTTTTGTAGTAATAATCCTTTATATCTCTTATTTATAATTTTATGTTAAGATTAGTTTTAATATTCTTAAGAATAATAAAAGTTAGATTGTAGTATTATTTAATTATTATATTATAATATAATATTATATTATAAGTGACTTGATGATTTACAATTTGTTTAATTAATATTAATTTATGTGAGTGATTTTTTTATTATATTATTATATTTTAATATTATAATATAATATATATATATATATATATATTATGATTTTTAAGAATTATGATAATAATGACGATACTATTGAATATTATCCTAGAGAAAAATATCCTGCATATAAAGTACTATTATGGATAATTACTGTAATTTTAATATTACCAGGAATATTTTCATTAAGCCATTGGAGATATAGACCTGAATTACCAATAATATTAACTAGTGGTTTGTTTTTTTTGTTAATATCTATTTTGGTACATTTTTATTTATAAATTTATATTTTATATGCTAGCTATATACTGCCAACCATTATATTCACATATTTTTTTCCATATTTGATCATGTTCATATAATTTTTCTTTAGATTTAAGAAAAGGGAATGATGTTAATAAATGATCAGCTTCTAATAATTCAAATAATTTATGAAAAACATAATTATTATTTAAAAAATTTTTTCTATTTTTTGGTTTATATAATAAAAATGGTTCTTGTACTTTTTTAAACATTTGCCTTAACTTATCTTCTAATTCTCTTGATAATGATGGTGGAGGTATACCATTCAATTTATTAATAATATAAGGAATATGTTCATAATAGAAATTTAAATTTAATTTTTTTAAAATAGCCCTGATAGTATAATTATTAAGAGTTGAAAGATCTTCAATTCTTAATTTATTTATTTCTTCAATAATACGTTCAAAAACTTCATTTGGTATTTCAGTACTTTCTTTACCTTGAAATTGATTTAATAATTCAGAAAAATGATTCATTCTTTTATATCCATTTGTCTTATTTTCAATAATTTGATCTTTATAATTTGGCATATCACTATCAACTAATATAAATTCACAATTACCACATTTCATACATGTTATTAGACCATCTTGTAAATGTAAAATTTTATCAACATTACAATTAGTACAAACTCTTATATTATTTTTTTTTTTAATATTAATATCAATTTGATCAGTTCTTTTTAAATATTTATTAAAAAGTTGTGCTTTATCATCTTTTTGTTTAATATTAAAAATATTTATAATATTATCATTATTATCATCATAATATTTACTTAATAAATCAATAGTATTATTAAAATAATCAAGAGTATCATACATATTATTATAATTATCTAATTCATTTTCAACATCTTTAATTTGATCTTTTAACTTTGCTTTTTTAATTATATCATTTTCAGTATAATTAATTGGCTTCATATTATTTATAAAATTATATTCTTCTTTTAATTTATCCAATTTACTGTCTAACTTAGACATATTTTTATCTCTTTTTTCAAATTCTTTCATTTTATCTTGATGTTTACTATCAAGAGTTCCATGAATTAATAAAGATTTATTTAAAACGTTATTACAAAAAGATGAATATTTAATATTTTTATCTTTAAAATTTGATGAAAAATCAGACATTATAAATATTTATATATAAATAACTAATAACTTTATATATATTTATATTGAAAAAAATATATATAATTTAATTAACAAATATCGTTTTTTTATAAATTTTTTTTCTAATATTATAGTATATATATCAAACATGGGAGGCGGTCTTATCCAACTTTAATCGATAGAGTTGAACAGTCGACTATCTTATTGGTTCCATGTAATACCAATAAGAGTAAATAGTGTAATACATGGTTAAATATAATCGGCTAGTCATAATTATTTATGGCGATACCATTAAATTGCGGGAAACTCCTTAGAATCTTAACTACTTCTTATATTTTGTGAAAAATATAATGCCTTTGGATAATGATCAAAGGGATAGTAAAAACGTTAAGAATTGGACAATCCGCAGCCAAGCAACTTAATATATATGGGTAAAATATTAAGTTGAAGGTTCAGAGACTATAATGGGTAGGCTTGAGAAAATTTCCCAATTTTCGTAGATAGCTTAAGGTATAGTCCCGCTTATATTGAAAAATATAAGATATACGGGTCGCGTATGGTGCTCAAGATGTTTACCTAACTGGTAATCCTCAAATCACCTATTTCAAGGTTGTCTATAGAAGACATACCAACTTTGCAGTTGAAAGTATTGAACAAACTTTCTCTGGTGCTGCTGACTTCGGTCGTAAATGTTCTGCTACTTTACAAAGAAACGGAGATTTAGTAACTAATGTATATTTACGTGTTGTTTTAAGTGCCGGTACTAAAATAAACAGTAATTCAGATGAAAAATGGGCATGGGTAAGAAAAATAGGTCATGCTTTAATTTCATCTGTCGAATTAAATATCGGTGGTACTAAAATTGATAAACAATATGGTGATTGGATGAATTGCTGGTATGAATTATCACGCAAATTTGGACAAGATCGTGGTTATGCCAAAATGATAGGTAATACTCCTGAACTTACTCAATTAGCTGATAGCCATAAATCAGCAACTTTATATGTTCCTCTTTATTTCTTCCACTGTACCAATGATGGACTTGCTTTACCTCTTATCGCTTTACAATACCATGATGTACGTTATGAATTTGAATTCCGTAAATTAGAAGAATGTATCGTCACTTCTGGTTTCGGAACTTCTACCCCTGGTGCTGGAATGGGTCTTCGTATGGATGCAGCTTCTCTTTTTGTTGATTATGTATACTTAGAATCAGAAGAACGTAAGAAATTTGCTCAAAATGCTCATGAATATTTAATTACTCAAGTACAATTCACTGGTGAAGAATCTGTTTCTATTAACAGCAATAAATTCAGACTTAACTTCAATCATCCTTGCAAAGCATTATACTGGAACCTTAAACTTGGACGTTACACAAATCCTTCTGGAGCTTATAAATTCCTTGCATATGATCCTGCAGATTCTAATAATATGCGTCTTCAAGCCACTAAACGTTTCGTTCTTGCTCTTGCTAAATATGATGCTAGTGGTAGTTCACTAGAATTATCTAATAACAAATTACAACTTACAGTAGAAACTAATGCTCCTGCTAGTGGTTCACCATTAGCTAGCAAATTTAATGCTGCAAATGCAGTAGCTATTACAAATGTAGATCTTGATGTTGATAATATTACTATTCTTGGTGATCTTCTTTCACTTGAAGATGCTTCTAAACCAGTCTCGCAATTATTAGGTTCTGTAGCTCGTGCTGCTAAAGGAGAAGGATCTGAAGCATATGATGTTGTTCTTAGACAATATGATAATTATGGTGTATATCTTAATGGTTCTGAAAATCCAGTACAAAAAGTACTTTTACAACTTAATGGCCATGATAGATTTTCTGAAAGAGATGGAACATATTTCAATTACGTTCAACCTTGGCAGCACCATTCTAACACTCCCTCAGATGGTATCTGCATGTATTCCTTCTCTCTTAATCCTGAAGATCATCAACCATCAGGATCTTGCAATATGTCACGTATTGATAATGCTACTCTCAATCTCACTTTCGGCGTTGATGGAGTTCCTGATTTCAAATCTGCATACCTTGCGGATGACAGCAAGATCTCCATTTATGCACTAAATTACAACGTCCTCCGTATCCTATCTGGTATGGGAGGCCTTGCTTTAGTTTATAGAGCAGAAAAGTTACTCGCCATTGTAATTGGGCTCTTACAATGGAAAAACGTTATGACTCCCACTTGTTGTTTGTAACTAGTCAGATTAAATTCTGGCGACAAGACTAAATTGACGGGAAACCCCTTAGAGCTCTTGTTACCACTCTAATTTTGAAAGATTTTAGAGGACCACGGTTAATAGCCGTACCCAATGGTAAAAAAGCAAGAGATTGGGCAATCCGCATCCAAGCTCCTACAGCCGTTATTGATTAGGCCATGGAGAAGGTTCAGAGACTAGATAGTTTTGGGTTCTAGATAATTAATCATTATCGACAATGAACTTAAGGTATAGTCCGGCTATAATTGAGAAATTATAGAGTTACCGATTCAAACTA